TGGATCGACAAGGATCACCAAGACGCGCTGTGGGCGGCGCTGCTCGCCGACCCCGACACGAACGTGCCCGCAGCCCGAGGTCGACAGCGCGCGTGGTACGTGCCCGCTCTCGCGGCGATCAAGGCAGCCGAGGGGCGCAGCCTCGCCAAGCACCTCGACACGATCCGCAAGCACGGCGAGGACTGCGAGCACGGCACGCCCGGGGGCGCCGAGCCGCACCCGATCACCGGCCTGCCGCTGTGCCCGCTGTGCCGATCGGGGGCGAGGTCGTGACCATCACGAACGACACCTGCCACACGTGGACACACCATGTCGGCGGCGCGCTCGTCGTCGAGTGCGTGGCGCACGGCGTGGTCGTCGAGGTCGAGGCGCAGCCCAAGGGCGAGCCGTCGGCTCGTGAGATCGCAGCCGCAGCCAAGGCCGAGCACGACGAGGCGAACCGATGAGCGACCACGACGCGAGCAAGGGCGAGCCGAGCCGCAGCGCGTACGTCAAGGGGTGCCGCTGCTCGGGATGCCGCACCGCGAACACGAGGTACAAAGCCGAGTGGCGATCGCGTCCGAGGCGCGAGCGCGCGGGCGTGTTCGAGTCCCGCGTGATGCCGAGCGACCGGCCCGAGAACTATGACGGCGAGGTGTGGGACTGATGCCCGCACCCGAGTGGAACGGGCGCCGTGTCACCCAAGCGCGCGCCCACATGCGCCGCTACCTGCCCGCCGAGTGTGCCGCCGACGACCACGTGCCCGAGTGTCCAGGCGTGCTCGACGGCAGCGACGACCGGGCGTGGGTCGTGGGCCACAAGATCTCGCGGCTCGAACGACCCGACCTCACGTGGGCTGTGTCGAACTGGCGGATCGAGGCGCGCGTGTGCTCGGACGCGAGCGCGAACGCCGTCGTCGCGAGCGCCGCGCGGGCCGAGCTGCTGCGCGAACTGCGCGCGTCCGGCGCGCTCGTCGACGAGCCGATGCTCGATCTCGACCTCGACCCCGACGCCGTTTTTCCCGCGCACACCGCCACCCCGGCAGCCCCGCTCCTGCCGCTCTCTCTCCCCAAGAGCAAGGCTCGACCAAGGATCACACGCGAGAGCACGCGCGCGTACGCGACGATCCAACGCGAGCCGCTGGACGTTCCACCGGAACTGGCGTGGGACGCCGATCGGGTGCGCTCGTACCCGTGGCTCGCCGAGTACGCCGACGTTCCGGCCAACGCGGCGCCGCCGCTCGCCATGACGTACCCGCCCGAGGATGCGATCTGCTCGTACGGCTGGGCGGGCTGCACGCACCTGCCCAACGACGCCGTGCCCGTGGTCCCGTGGGCCGAGGCCGAGCACCACATGACGCTGCGCTGGTGGCAGCGGTTCGCGATCGTCCGGCAGCACGAGCACCGCGCGGACGGCACGCTCGTGTGGCGCGAGGTCGTCGAGTCCGCGAGCCGCCGATCCGGCAAGAGCCACCGCATGCGCGCCGTCGCGACGTGGCGGCTCGCGCATGCCGCCGTGATCGGCGAGGCGCAGAGCGTCGTGCACTGTGGGAACGACCTCGCGGTCTGCCGCGACGTGCAGAAAAAGGCATGGCGCTGGGCGGTCGGACGCTGGGGCGCCAAGGCCGTGAAGGAAGGCAACGGCAAGGAACTGATCGAGAACCCGCTCGACGGTTCCTCGTGGGTCGTCAAGGCACAGGGCGCGGCGTACGGGCTCGACGCTGGGCTCGCCATGGCCGACGAGTGCTGGGACGTGAAGCCCGACACGATCTCGGAAGGGCTCGAACCGATGCTGCTCGAACGGCTGTGGGCTCAACTGCACCTGACCTCGACGGCGCACCGCCGAGCCCGCTCGACGATGAAGACACGGATCGCGCAGGCGTTCGCGCTCGTGGGCGACCGGGTGCTGCTGCTGCTGTGGGGCGCCCGCCCACAGGACGACCCCGGCAGTCGCGACACGTGGAAGGCCGCAAGCCCGCACTGGTCGGAGGACCGCGAGCGCATGCTCGCCGCCAAGTACGACGCCGCGCTCGCGGGCGAGGTCGACCCCGAGGCCGACGACCCCGACCCGATGGAAGGGTTCCGCGCGCAGTACCTCAACGTGTGGCCGCCGCTCAACGTCAAGCCCGTGCGCGGCGAGCCCGTCGTCGACCGCGTGGCGTGGGGCGAACTGGTCGCAGCGGGCCGACCCGTCCAGGCGCCCGACGCCGCCGCGATCGAGTCGTCGTTCGCGGGCGGCGTGTTCGTCGCGCTCGCGTGGCGCCTGCCCGACGGCGCCGCGCTCGTCTCGACCGAGGCGCTCGACGACCTCGCGCTCGCGGGGCTCGCCGTCACGTCGAGCGGTTTTGCCGGCCAGTGCACCGTAGGCGCCTCGCTCGTCGACGACCCCGCGCTCGCGGGGCTGCGCACCGAGCCCGGGAAGGGCACGCCCGTGGGCGCCGTGCTCGACCTCGCGCGGCTGCTCGCCGAGGGGATGCTCGCGCACGACGGCAGCGAGCCCCTCACGGCGCAGGTACTCGACGCGCGCACCGTGCCCGGGGCGGGCTCGACGAGGCTCGCCTCGCGTGGTGACGTGGCGGCGATCAAGGCGGCGGTCTGGGCGGCGACCGCCGCCCGCTCGAAGCCGCAGCGGCGCAGCGGCGCCCGCGTGCTTATGCCGTCGGTCTGAGCCGTCGACGACACGCCGCTCGGGTGGCGTGTCGTCGACGAGCGCCGTTGTTACTGCCACGGTTCCACCCGTGGGACTCATGAGAGATCTGTTCGGGCTGGGGCAGGCCGTCGAGGTCGCCGAGGCTGTGGCTGTCGAGTTCGAGGCGGGCGACGCGCCGTACTCGATCACCTCGTACGTGGCGTCGTCGAGCACGGGCGGGCTCGCGCCGAGGATCGACCGGGCGACCGCCATGCAGGTGCCCGCCGTCAAGCGGTCGCGCGACCTCGTGTGTGCGTCGAGCGGCGCGCTGCGCCTGCGCCTGCGCCGCGTCGCTGACGGCGCGTACGGCTCGTGGTCGCTGTTCGACCAGCCCGAGCGCAACGTCCCGCGCAGCGTCACCATGACGCGGCTGTTCGAGGATCTGCTGTTCGAGGGCGTCGCATGGTGGGAGGTCGTCGAGTTCGGGTTCCACACGTACCCCTCGTACGTGAAGCGGCTCGACCCGCGCCGCGTGGTCGTGAACGACGGACGCGTGTACGTCGACGGGCGCGAGCGCCGCGACGCCGCGCGCTCGCTGATCCGGTTCGACTCGCCGAACGACGGGCTGTTGATCTCGGGCGCCCGAGCGATCCGCACCTGTCTGCTGCTCGACCAAGCCGCCGCCAACATGGCCGACGGCGTGCCGCCCGCTGACTACTTCACCCCGGGCGAGGGGTTCGACCCGGCCACCTCCGACGCCGAGGTGATCGAGATGCTCAACGCGTGGCAGATCGCGCGGCGCAACCGCTCGACCGGCTACGTGCCCGCCGCGCTCGATTACCACACGGGCGGCTGGTCGCCCGAGCAACTGCAACTGGCGGACGCTCGGCAGCACGCCGTGCTAGAGATCGCCCGCGAGGCAGGTGTCGACCCCGAGGAACTGGGCGTGTCGACGACCTCGCGCACGTACTCGTCGGACTGGTCCAGGCGGAAGGCGTTCCTTGACTTCACGCTCGGGCCGTACCTGACCGCCGTCACGGATCGGCTCATGATGCCGGACGTGACGCCGCGCGGATACGAGCCCGAGATCGACCTCGACCAGTTCCTGCGCAGCGACCCGCTCGCCCGGTACACCGCGTACAAGGCGGGCGTCGAGGCGGGCGCACTGAGCCGCGAGGAAGTGCGCGCCGCCGAGGGGAAACTGCCCCTCGACACGCCGCCCGCAGACGAGAGCTCGAACGTCACAGCACTGCCCGCAGCCCGAGAGGACACCGCATCATGAGCACCCCGTTCGCGCCGACGTTCGCCGTCGACGACACCCTGACCATGCAGGCGATCGGCGGCGGGGAAGTGTTCTCCGTTGACCGCGAGGCGCGCGTGATCCGTGGCCGCGCCATGCCGTACGGCGTCGTCGGCGTCAAGGCTGGGATGAAGTTCCAGTTCGCGCGCGGCACGATCCGCTGGGCCGACCCCAAGCGCGTGAAGATGTACGTCCAGCACGACGCCTCGCAGGCCGTCGGGTACATGCTCGAACTGAGCGAGAGCGACGACGGGCTCGACTACGCCGCCAAGATCGCCCGTGGTCCCGAGGGCGACCGGGCGCTGTCCATGGCCGAGGACGGCGTGTGGGACGGCGCGAGCATCGGCCCGCACGAGGGCGTCAAGTTCGCGCTGCGTGACGGCGTGTACCACGCGGTCGACTACCCGCTGCGCGAGATCTCGCTCACCCCACAGCCCGTGTTCGACACAGCCCGTGTCACGGCGGTTTCCATGAGTCACCTACAGGAAGGCAACACCATGAAGTGCACCAAGTGCGGAGCGCCCACCCACGTGGGTGCCTGCGACCCGACCACCCTCGCCGCGTTCGAGGCGAGCAACAGCGGCGCCGAGGCGCCGTCGTTCGACCTGACCGCGATCGGCGAGGCCGTGTCGGGTGCGATCCGTGACGGGTTCGCGAACGTCACGTTCCCGCAGCGCGAGGTCGTCGACCCCGCGACCGCCTCGTTCGAGGTGCGCGAGCCGAGCCCGTACCGCTTCGACGGTCTGCCCGGGGCGCACTCGTTCTCGGACGACCTGCGCGCCTACGCGTCCGGCCACGACGCCGAGGCGCGGCAGCGGATCGACACGTTCATGCAGGAGGCGTGGGAGTCGCAGTTCGCGGTGACCACGACGAACACGTCGGCGCTCAACCCGACCAAGGATCGCCCCGACCTGTGGGTGCCGAACCTCACGTTCACCCGCCCGCTGTGGGACCTCGTGACCACGGGCGCGCTCGACGATGACGTGCCGTTCACGATCCCCAAGTTCAACAGTGCGACCGGCCTCGTCGGCGCGCACACCGAGGGCGTCGAGCCGACCCCGGGCGCGTTCACCGCGACCAAGCAGACGATCACCCCGGGCCACATGTCCGGCAAGGTCGAGATCGTCCGCGAGGTCTGGGAGCGCCCCGGGAACAACAAGGCCGACGCGATCATCTGGGGCGAGATGATGAACGGCTACTTCGAGGCGATCGAGGCGCAGATCGCCGCCGCGCTGAACGCGATCCCGGGCGAGATCAACCTCGCGAGCGCGGTCGACGCCGCTCTCGTGACCGCGCTCACGAACGTGCTCGTCGATCTCCAGTTCGTGCGCGGCGGCAACCGCTACACCGCTCTCGCGCTCGACGGCATGCTCGGCAAGGCGCTCGTGAACGCCAAGGCCACCGACGGGCGGAACCTCCTGCCCGTGCTCGGGCCGACCAACGCGAACGGCCAGGTCGAGCCCGGGTTCGACGGCGTGCAGCTCGGGAACCTGCGCGGTCGTTTCGCGTGGGCGCTCGGCGCCACGAACGCGAGCAAGAGCCACCTGTTCGTGCCGTCGTCGGTCTACGCGTGGGCGTCCGCACCCAAGCGGTTCACGTTCGAGTACCGCGTCGCCGCCGTCGACCTCGCCGTGTGGGGCACGTCGGCGGTCGCGATCACCCGCGACAGCGACGTGAAGCCGATCGACTACACGACCGCCGACGTCTGAGCCGACGGTCCCGCAGCGCCACACGGGCGGCGTGTCCCCCGCGCCGCCCGTGTGGCTCACCACAGATCGAGAGGAAGCCATGACCACCAACAGCACGCCCGACGAGGCGCCGACCCGATGGATGCTCGGCGGCGAGCCGCCCGAGCCGCAGACGCTCGACACCATCAAGCCGCCCGTCGACGACAGCGGCAAGCCGCTCGCGTTCGCGACCGCCGACACCCACACGGGCACCGACCCGCTGGGCCGCGCGATCGGGCCGCGCGAGGATCACACCAAGGTCAAGCGCGTGCGCGCGCTCGACGGCGAGAAGATCGTCAAGCCGTACGCGATCGAGGTCGTCGACGGCAAGGCCAAGGCCAAGCCGATCGACACCCGTCCCGCCGAGGCCCGGGTCGCCAAGGTCGCCGAGGCGACCGGCACCAAGGCCGAGGCCGTCGACGAGCCGACGCCGCTCTCGCCGACCGAGGTCGCCCGTCTGCACGAGGCGAACGAGACGCCCGAGGGCGAGGTCTGACCATGGCGCTCACCCCACCCACAGCCGCCGAGATCGCCGAGTATCTCGGCGACTCGCACTCGTGGGGGCTCGACGCGATCCAGAGCGCGTACGAGGCCGAACTGAACGCGCAGGCGGACCAGTGCCGCCTGCCCGCTGACGGCTCGTACCCGCCCGCACTCGTCGACGCGCTGGGCCGTCGGGTCGCGCACAACCTCGCTGTGCGCGACCTGCCGCTCGGCGTCCAGGCGACCGTGTCCGACATGGCCGTCGCGACTCGACAGGTCGGCGGGCTCGACCCCGAGGTGCGTCGGCTCGAAGCGCCGTACAGGAAGATGCTCATCGGATGAGCGCCGCGCTGCGCACCGCTCTCGCCAACGCCGCGAACACGGTGCTGGGCGAGAAGCGGTGCGCCCCGTACTACCGCTCGTCGGCCCGCCCGGGTGACGCGTGGGTGTCGTTCGCGAGACGTGATCGCGACGACACGGGGCTCGGGTTCATGGCCGCGTGGGAGATCCGCGTAGCCCTACACCAGAGCCTCGAAGCCGCAGAGAAGTGGGTCGACGAGCACGCCGACGATCTCGCCGACGCTGTGGCCGAGCACCTCATCATCACCGCCGTCGTGTTCGTCACCCTCGTGACGGACCAAGGCAACGTCCCCGGCCTCGTGGTCGAGGGCGTCCGACCCCACGAAAGGGATGCGTAACAACCATGGCTGCAATTGGAACCCGGCTGCTGAAGGTCAAGGTCGGCACCACCGAGTACACCTCTGAGGTGTCGCGCTGCGAGGTCACGAGCGGACCCGCTGACAGCGACTTCACCTCGTTCACCGACGCCGCCACGGGCGGCGCCCGCGAGTACGCCGTCGAGTTCACCATGAAGCAGGACATGGCGAGCACGAGCCTGTGGCGCATGATCTGGGCGAGCGCCGGTACGACCGTGGCCGTCAAGATCAACCCGTACGGCAACGCGACCGCCACGGCCACCGAGCCCCACATCACGGCGAACGTCACGATCACCGAGCCCGACGGCGTGCTGCTCGGCGGCGAGGCCAACTCGTCGACGAGCGCCCGCATGACCGTGGCCGTGCGCTGGGTCGCGAGCGGCAAGCCGACCGAGGTCGTGACCGGCTCGTTCTGACCGTTCCGCACAAGGAACGTACTCGAGCTGGTCCGCCGGCTCACCCCTCGATTGACCGAAACGAACAAGAAAGGCAGCCATGACCAAGCCCAAGCCCAAGCCGCTCGGCTCGACGATCGAGGTCGTCGACCGCGCGCGAGTGATCCGTCCAGGCGGCACCGAGGCGGACGCTCTCACCATCACGGGCGGCGTGTACGTGTTCGACGTACCCGGCACCCACACGATCGAGGGCACCTCGTACGAGGTCGCCGACGAGCCCGAGGCGGCGCCGCAGCCGTGACCGGGATCAAGGTCGACGGACTGAGGGACACGACCCGCGCGCTCGAAGCGGCGGGCGCCGAGGTCGACGACCTGAAAGACGTGCTGGGCTCGATCGCCTCTGAGGCAGCCGAGCGCATGCGCGGGTTCGTGCCCGTGGGCTCGCGTCTCCAAAGAGGACGAGCCCACGTGCGCGACACCATCCGGCCCAACCGGGCCAAGGGCGCCGCCGTGGTCACTCTCGGCGGCGCCAAGGCGCCGCACGCCCAAGTGCTGCGCTCAACCCACCCATCCAAGTTCGTCGAGCGCACCGACGAGGCCATGACAGACCGGGCCGTCGACATGCTCACCGAGGGATGGAACGAGATCGCCAAGAGAAACGGACTAGCACCATGACGAACCCTTACGACCCGATGCCCGAGGCCGCGTACCCGCAGGCACAGCCGCAGGCGCCCGCCCACACCCCGTCGCACCTCGCCGCGCAGGCGCAGGCGTACGCCGAGGCCGACGCGTTCACCGCTGCCTCGCAGATCCCCGAGGGGCGCCACATGGTGCCGATCGCGCCCCTGCCGCCGAGCGACTTCCTCATGAGCCTGAACGGGTTCGACGAGATCGCGATCGCTGCGCGGTTCGGCGCCCCGCTCACGGCGCTGCGCGAGGACCCGATCGCCGCAGGTCGCGCCATGGCGTTCGTGCACTACCGCCGCACGGGGCAGAACGACCACGACGCGCACCACAGCGCGCTGAGCCTCACGCTGCGCGAGGTGTCGGAGTTTTTCCAGCCCGAGCCCCGCGACGAGGACGCCGAGGGAAACGCCGACGGCGCGCAGTAGTGGCCGAGGTGCTCGCGCCGCTCATCGTCGACGCCGCCGTGATCGGCGTCCCGCTCGACGAGTGGCGCGGGTACCCGGCGCACCTGCGCGCCGCCGTGATCGAGGAACACAACCGCCGCGTGAAGGGGTAACAACATGAGTGCGAAGCCCGTCAAGATCTCGTTCGTGTCCGACGGGAGCGATCTCGCCAAGGGGCTCGACAAGGCTGGGAGCGACCTGGACTCGTTCGCCACCGACGCCAAGACGGCAGGCGCCAAGGCCGAGAGCGCGCTCTCGGGCGTCGGCGACAAGGCCGACGAGATCGGCTCGGCGTCGAGCCAAGCCGCAGGCGGCATCGGCGATCTCGGCGGCGCGCTCGCGCTCATGCCCGGGCCGCTCGGCGCCGTCGGCGCAGGCATGGAAGCCGCGGCGCCCGCGATCATGGGTGTGACCGGCGCCGCCGATCTGCTCAACCTCGCGACGACCAAGTTCCCCGCGCTCGCCAAGGCGCAGACCGTGGCGACGAACGTGCTCGCGGGCGCACAACGGGCGCTGAACGCCGTCATGGCAGGCAACCCGATCGCGCTCGTCGTGCTCGCGATCGTCTCGCTGATCGCGATCTTCGGCGTGCTGTACGCCAAAAACGAGGGGTTCCGCAACCTCGTGAACGCCGTGTTCGGACGCTTCAAGGAACTGGTCGGCGAGGCGCTCGACAAGTTCAAGGCGTTCGCAGGCGGCGCGATCGAGCGGCTCGGCTCGCTCATGGAGAAACTGGGCGCGTGGCGCGAGAAGATCGCCGACGCCGTGGGGGCTGTGCGAGAGAAGCTGCAAGCCGCAGGCGAGAAGTTCGGCGACCTGCGCACGGCTGCACAGAACGCGATCGGCTCGTACAGCAACGGCGGCGGCGGCGTGCTCGGCAAGGTGCACGGCATCGTCGAGGCCGTGGGCGATCTGCCCGGGACGATCCGCGACAAGGCCGCAGGCGTGTTCGGCCCGATCCGCGAGGCAGCCGCCGAGGCGATCGGCACGTACAGCGCCGAGGGCGGCGGCGTGCTCGGCAGGCTGCACGGGCTCGTCGAGAAGATCGGCGGGCTCGGCGGCACGATCACGACCAAGGCCGCAGGCATGTGGAACGGCATCGGCTCGGCGTTCAAGGGCGTGCTGAACGACATGATCGGCTGGTGGAACAACCTCTCGTTTCACATCGACATACCCGACAAGATCCCCGGCCTGCCCGACTCGTTCACGATCTCGACGCCGAACATTCCGTTCCTCGCTGACGGCGGCATCGTGACGCGCCCGACGCTCGCCGTGATCGGCGAGGCGGGACCCGAGGCCGTGGTCCCGCTCGACCGCTACCGAGGCGGCGGCGGCGGCACCGTCGTGAAGATCTACGTCACCGTGGCGCCGACGGCGAGCCCCGAGGAGACAGGCCGACAGATCCAGCGCGCGCTTGACTCGTACTACCGCGCAGGCGGGCGGGCCGCAGCATGACGCGGCAGGGGTTCCACACGATCGACGTAGCGCGGCTAGAGGTCGCGATCAAGCCGACCACGCCGTACAACCTCGTGCCCAACCCGAGCGGCGATCTCGGCGGCTGGGGATGGATCACCCCGGGCGCCTCGTACATGCGCTCGGGCACCAACGTGATCGAGCATGTCGCAGGCGGCACGAACACCGTGTTCATGACCGAGCCGATGCCGATCACGGCGGGGCACTACGCCGCCGCGTTTTTCGTCCAGCCGCCGCCCGTGTCGAACCCCGCGATCTCGTGGCGGTTCGAGTGGCTGAACAGTTCGTTCGCCGTCGTGTCGTCGACGACGGCGAGCGCCCCGTCCGGCGCGATCGGCTCGTACTCGATCGCACCCGTCCAGGCGCCCGCAGGCGTCACGTTTTTCCGCCTGCGCTTCGACCAGTCCGGCGCGGGCACGACGAGGCTCACGGGCATTCGCGCGGCGACCGCGCCCACAGCCGCCGCGCTCGCGACCACGCGCACGAACCTCGTCACGAACCCGTCGTTCGAGGTCGACCTCGCGGGCTGGTCGTCGATCTCGGCTGAGCCCGTGTCGCGCTCGACGACCGTCGGCGGCGCCGTCGGGACCGCCGCCATGAGTGGCGTGCGCGTGATCCAGCCCGTCGGCGGTTTCGTCGGCGGCTACACGACCGCGAACGTGACGGGCGGGCTCGACTACACGCTGCGCGCCTCGTTCCGCGCGTCCTACACGGGCGGCACGAACCGCCTACAGATCAACTGGTACGACGCTGGCGGCGTGCAGATCGGCCCGAGCGTGATCTCGATCAACCCGACCGCGACGAGTAGCACGGGCTGGACGCCATGGACGCTCACCGCGACCGCGCCGAGCAACGCCGTCACGGCTCGCCTGTACTGCGTGCAGGGTTCCCCGGGCGGCGGCTCGAACGTGTCGTACTGGGACGCCGTGGCGTTCACGGCAGGCTCGGACGCACCCGCCTACTGGGACGGCACGACGGCGGCATCGGGCACCGTGTCGTACGCGTGGACCGGCACCGCTCACGCGTCCACCTCGACGCGCACGGACACCACGCTCGCGGGGCTCGCCGCCGTCGAGTGGCGGAACATCATCGGCCCGACGCACTCGATCAAGACCGCCCGCGAGTCGCTCAACGTGGGCACTCTCGAAGCCGAGCTGCTCGACGCGAACCTCGATCCCGCCACCTCGTCGACGCTGCGACCGGGCGGCGCCGTCCGGCTGCTCGCGCTCGTCAACGGCGTGTGGGAGCCGCTGTTCGTCGGCGAGACAGACCGCCTCACCGTCACGTACGACGACAAGCGTCGCCCGATCCGCCCGCCGCGCGTGAGCCTGACCGCCGTCGACATGACGCGGCGCCTCTCGGGCGCGCAGCGAACCCAAGGGGTCGCCGAGGTCGCCGATCTCCCGCAGGTGCTCGAAGGCGCTGGCGTGCCGTGGAACGTCAACGGCAGCACCGCGCAACTGCTCGCCACGCCTGCCGCTGTGAGCGTCAACCAGAACGCCACGGCGCTCGACCAGATCGCGCTTACCCGCGACAGCAAGGCCGCGCACGCGTGGGTCGACAGGAAGGGCGTGCTGGTCGCCACGACGGCGGCAGCGGGCGCGCCCGTGACCACGCTCACCGAGAGCCGTTACAGCGACCTCGAGGTCGCGTTCTCGTCCGAGGCGTGCATCAACGCCGTGGAGATCGAGGCGCTCACCCTCGTGCCCGCCACGACACCCACCGACGGGCTGTACTACACGACCCAAGCCGTGCCGTACGGGCCGTTCGAGGACGCACCCTCGATCGCGCAGTGGGGACGCCGCGCCCGCAAGTTCACCGTCCACGGGCTCAACAGCGCGCAGGTGTCGAGCCTCGCCGCCGCGATCCTCGCGAGGAACGCGACCCCGAGCGTCACCGTGTCGAGTGTGACCCTGCCCATGCGCAACAGCACCGACCTACTCGACGCGGTGCGAGATCTCGGCGAGATCGTGCGCGTGCAGAACACGGCTCGCGGGATCGCGCCCGACCTGCGCGTGACG